TGATTGCGACGAGGGGTACCTAGTCGATGTAGAAGGGGTGGGCGCTTTTGGTTACGACGCCCACGATTTGGAACTAATCCCGGCACCCTTCACCATCGAAACCGGCAAGTTCTATCGTACCCGTGAAGGTCTGAAGGTTGGGCCGATCGACCATAATGGCTTCGGAGTTTACGGTGCGCCTGAGTACCCAGGCTACTGGTACGAAAACGGACTGAGTTACTCGGATAACACGCATAGTCCAACTGACCTCATCGCCGAATGGGTCGACGCGCCAGCCAGCAATGACAATGCGCGTTCGTCCAAACCCGCCATTGTCGCCCTGATCGAAGACGGTCAGCCTAAGCCGTCAGAGCAGCCGAAGGTTCACAAAAGCGAAGAGTCCGCCACTGACGAAGCTGAACGGCTTGCTGTCAAATATCCGGGCCAGAAGTTCGGCGTGTTCGTTCTCGCTGACTCGCGCATTGCAGATGTCGTTATTCGGAGGGCAGCATGACCTCCACCACCTACAGCCACTCGCGCAACTATGCGCCCAAAGACTACGCGGAGGGCGACTCATTCTACGAGCCGGAAACCACGCTCGGCCTTGGTGACCGCTTTCTATGGGGCTTGGCAGTGGTCGCCGTGCTCGCGTTGACAGTCGGCTTCTACACATGGGTGCTGGCATGATCTCCTTCGCCACAAAAGCCACGGCTGACATGCCGTTCATCGATCCCGGGCGAAAGCCCGGCGTCGGACGCATCGGGCGGTCCTTGGCGCTTGCAGCGTTCGCGCTGGCAATCGCGACGACAATCGCAGCCTTCTTGTTCTGGAACCTGATGCTGCCGTTCTATGGGCTGCTTTATCTGTGGGGTGCACACTAATGCCCCTCAGACCTCCACGCAACAACTGCGCAACCGCCCTAACAAGCCCACCGGCATGGCTTGTCGGCTGGCTCATACTTGCGGCCGTCATCGCCGCAATCGCTGTTACCCACCACACCTACTGAACACGAGGAGACCTATGGCTCTATCTCTTTCAAGCCTCAAGTCGACCAAGAGAAACGATCCGCCTGTGATCCTTCTCTACGGCGTCGACGGCATCGGCAAAACGTCGCTCGCGGCAGAATTCCCCGACCCGATCTATCTGGCAACCGAAGGCGAGCGTCCGCCGTCCGACATCGAAATGGCAACCCCCGGTACGATTGAATCCTTCGACGATCTGCTGAACGTCATTGGCGAATTGCTAACCGAAGAACATGATCGGCGCACTGTGATTATCGACAGCCTCGACGGGCTGGAACCGCTTGTCTGGCGGGCGACATCAGCCCGCCTCGGCATCAATGGCATCGAGGATGCGGGGTTCGGGAAGGGCTACGTGGAAGCCGATACCGAATGGAACGAACTGATGGCCGCCGTGTCGGCCCTGTCCCGTGCAGGACTGTATGTGGTCATGCTGGCGCACCCTGAAATCGTGCGCTTCGACAGCCCGACAACTGATCCATATAGTCGATACCAGCCCAAATTGCACCGCCGTGCGAACGCACTGGTTCGTGAGAAGTCCGACATCGTCGCGTTCATGAACTATCGCATTTCCATCAAGGAGAAGGAAGTGGCGCGCCAGACGAAGGTTAGTCACGCCGAAGGCGGGAAGGAGCGCCAGGTACACTTCAACGAGGCGGCAGGCTTCAATGCCAAGAACCGTTATTCGATGGCGGACAGCATCGTTTACCGCAAAGGGCAGGGATTTGGCGATATTGCGAAGTTCTGGCCGGTTGCCAACGACAATGACCAGAGGGAGGCGGCGTGATGGCCGTCCAATCCGACAAGTTCCTCAACACGGTGCGTGGCAAGGCAATGGTCGGCCATGCCTCGCCAGAGGAAATCATGAAGGTCTTCGATCATCTCGATGCACTCGAAATGTTTCTCGACGATCACGACGAGGATGATGTGTTCGGAACAGAAGGCTCGCGCCACACAATCGGCATGGAGGACTAAATGGACAAAGCTCTAGCTGGCCTCGTAGCAATCGCGGCCATCCTCTTCTTCGCGCCGCTCATCGGCGTTCTCGGTGGCGCGTTCGTCGGCTGGGTCGTGGGCCTGTTTTTCGCAGAAACGATCCACGCCTTCCTTGCCGCCGTTGGCATCAACGCGGCGGGCCTTGCGATGTGGCAGATCGGCGCCTCGCTCGGTTTCATCGGCGGGTTCTTCCGCCCGGCTATTCATCGGGCGAAGGCGTAAACACCCAAAACCCCAACTACGCTGCAACAAGTAAATAACGTCGCTCCGCTGCGGACGGAGCGCGCGGAGCGACGGCGCAAAGCAACCCTCCTCCCCTGATTACTTACGCAGCAGCGAATTACCATGAGAATAAAATGGTTAATAGTTAATCATCCGTAACGATTACCTAACCACACCACCAACAACACGAGGATTTTATAGATGGCCAGACTTGGCTCAACATTTGACGCAACCAAACACGATACGACGCAGTCCGATTACTCGGAACTGCCGAACGGCGACTATGAGTTGGAAATCGAGGCCAGCGAAGTAGCTGCCACGAAGGACGGCACGGGCACTATCCTGAAGACGACGATGGTCGTTATTCGCCCGGAGGAGTACGCGAAGCGCAAGCTCTTCAACAATTACAACCTCGAAAACAAAAGCACTCAGGCGCAAGAGATCGGCCAGCGCCAATTCGCCAGCCTTTGCCGGGCGATTGGTGTTTCGGAAGTCGAGGATTCCGAAGAACTGCACTTCAAAGCGTTCACGGCAAAGATTGGCCTCGGCAAGCCTTCCAAGGACGGCCAGTACCCGGCTCGTGCTGAGATCAAGAAATACTACTTCCCCGACGAGGGAAATGTCCCCCAGCCTTCAATCGACGCCAATCAGTCTGTAGCGCAGGCTCGCCCAGCCAATGACAACCGACCGGCCGCGGCAAACAGCAATAAGCCAGCGCCAGCGGCTGCTGTGGCAGGCAAGAAGCGACCTTGGGGCTAAGCCACGCCAACCTGCTACTGGCGCGAAAGCGCCGGTAGCAACCACTGTACCGAACCGAACACGAGGAGACTTTGATGAGAGTCAGCATTGACCGCTCACAGCTCGCGCACGCCTTGGCTACCGTCAATCGTGCCATCGAAAGCCGCAATTCAATTCCTATTCTCGCCAACGTGCTCTTGGCTGTTGAGAACGGCCAGTTGCGCCTGACGGGCACCGATCTGGACGTGGAGATAACGACCAGTCTGCCGGTGCTCGACTGCCAGCCTGGTAGCGTAACCGTTCCCGGCAAGATGCTTGCGGACATCGCAAAGCGTGCGACGGGCGACGTTACCCTTGAGCTGGATGCAGCTAGCGGTGGAGGCCGCCTTACCGTCGCGTCTGGTCGCAGCCGTTACAAGCTCGACGTTTTGCCCGCTGAGGACTTTCCGTCCTTCAGTGCAGGGAAGTTCGACACGACGCTTGAGTTCGATCTGGCTGCGCTTGTGGCGCCGTGTGTGCACTGTATTTCGACAGATGAGACACGTTACTATCTGGCTGGCGTTTATCTCCATGCCGTTGACGGCCGCTTGGTTGCTGTCGCAACCGACGGGCACCGGCTGATGCGAAACACAGGTCCCGAAGGTACCCTGCCTTCCTCGTTGGAGGGCGGCGTTATCCTGCCGCGTAAGCTGGTCGGGATACTGCCGAAGGGCGCTGTCACGATTGAACTGTCCCAAAACAAGGTGCGCATCACGTCTGGCTCGACGTTGATCACGTCAAAGCTGATCGACGGCACTTTTCCTGATTATGTGCGCGTCATTCCAACCGGCAATAGCAACATACTTACCGTTGACCGGCAGGCGCTCATGAAGGCGGTCGAGCGTGTCGCCGCTGTTGCTGACGACAAATCGCGCGCCGTGAAATTCACGGTCGGCGATGTGCTGCGGCTGATGCTGGCTGACAAGGCTAGCGATGAAATTGAGGCGACATTCGAAGGCGAGCCTTTGGAAATCGGCTTCAACGCCCGGTACGTCAACGACATGCTTGGCTCGCTGGATGAAGCAAACGTGCGTTTTGCGCTCGGCGATGCAGGCTCGCCTGCCGTCGTCAAAGGCGAGGGCAAGTGGACGGGCGTGCTGATGCCGATGAGGGTCTAGGGGATGGCAGTGACAATCCCCGAACCCACGATCTTCAACGCCATTGAATATGCGCTGCGCCATGAAGGCGTGACCGAAATCGCGTTTTCGGAAGATGGCGAATACGAAGTCGAAATCCACGAGGCGTCCAGCTTGATGCCGTTCGTCATGTGCCTGTTGCGCGAGTTGGAGGTGATTTCCTGATGGCACCGATCCCACGGCCTAACTCATCCACGGTGTCGGCCATCTACGCAGCTTACGAGACCCAGGCTAAGTCCTGGGACTCGTGGGGCATAAGCGTGGGAGAGGCGGGCACAGAATGTGACAGAGCCTTATGGTACGGCTTCCGCTGGGTGTCGGCGCACGAGGTTCATTCTGGCCGCCAACTTCGCTTGTTCGCCACCGGCAATATCGAGGAAGACCGCTTGGTCGCTGACCTCGAAAGCATTGGCGTCGACGTTTACGGGCAGCAGGACAAAATCAGGCTGGTGTCGGGTTTCGTGCGCGGCAAGTGCGATGGCAAGGCAATGGGCGTACCCGAAGCTCCGAAGACTGAACACTTGTTGGAATTCAAGTCGAGCAACGAGAAGGGCATCAAGGAACTGCAGAAGCATAGCTGCCAGAAGGCTAAGCCCATGCACTATGCCCAGTGCCAACTTGGAATGCACGATTTCGGACTGACGCGCTGCCTGTATCTAGCATCGTGCAAGAACACCGACACGCTTTATGCCGAACGTATCGAATATGATGTCGAATTCTGTCTTCGCCTGCTGGCACGCTGCGAACGCATCGTGTTTTCGGACGAGCCGCCCAGCCGTATCAGTGAAGATCCGGAGTTTTTCGGATGCTTGTTCTGCAAGCACCGTGGCGTCTGCCACGAAGGCGTGCAGCCGCGCGTAAACTGCCGCACTTGCCTTCATGTTCAGCCAGAGCACGGCGGCGACTGCCACATGTCATGCTCGCGCTGGAACAAGCCGTTGTCGATCGACGAGCAGCGAGACGGCTGCCCGGCACACCTCTACCTGCCGGGACTGATAAATGGCGAGCAGATCGATGCGGACGAGGTCGCAGAGACGGTCACATATCGACTGGCTACGGGTGAGATTTGGGTGGATGGCGCCAACGACAATAAGAAGGTAGCATAATGCTTGAACTCAGGTCGTACCAACGCGAAAGCATCGACGCCCTTTACGAATACTGGGCTAATGGCGGCGGTAACGGATTAATCGTACTGCCGACCGGCGCCGGCAAAGCTCTAGTCATTGCCAAGATCATTGAGGAGTTGCTTGCTCAATACCCAGACATGCGGATCGTCAATGTCACGCATTCGGCGTCATTGGTCGAACAGAACTTCAAGGAGTTCTTGGGCCTTTCTCCGTTCGCGCCTGCCGGCATTTATTCCGCCAGCCTCAATCGCAGGGACAGCAGAGCACAAGTGCTGTTCTGTGGCATTCAGTCAGTTTGGAACAAGGTCAAGGAGTTGGGGCCAATCGATCTTGTCTTGGTCGATGAGGCTCATGCCATTAGCCGCAACGCTAATACTCAATACGGCAAATTCTTCCGCGATGTTCGCGAGACCAATCCAGACAGCAGAACGGCCGGAACGACGGCTACCGATTACCGCATGGATTCGGGTCGCCTGACAGATGAAATGGATTCCGATGACGATGTGGACGAAGACGGCAATAAGGTCAGGTTCAAGTTGTTTGACGATGTCGTCTATGAAGTTGGCATCGCGGAACTTATCGAGAATGGCTACCTGACGAAGCTAACCAGCCACAAGACCAGTGCGAAAATTGACTTGAAAGGAGTAGGCTCTAGAGGCGGTGACTACATCCCGGGTCAATTGTCTGCCGCGGCAGAGAAGATCATTGAAGACGCTATAGCGGAAGACATGGTCATGTCTGAGGGCCGACGTGCTGGGCTTTTCTTTAGCACCAGCAAAGAAAACGCACGCCATATTGCCGAGTGTATTCGCAGCCATGGACGCTCGTGCGCTGTCCTTACAAGTGATAATGCGCACCAGACCAAGGAGGTATTTGAAGGCTTCCGATCCGGCAAGTACTGGGCAATTTCATCGGTCTCAATGATTACAACCGGGACGAATTTCCCGTTCGTGGACTTTATCAGCCTTATCTTGTCCACGAAATCAGCGGGAAAACTGGTGCAGATTTTGGGGCGTGGCACTCGCAACTCACCTGGAAAGACAGAGTGCTTGATTGCAGACCACGGCAAGAACCTCGCCTATCACGGGCCAATTGATCAGATTCGTCCCAAGGCCCCGGGCAGTGGAGACGGAGAGGCGCCTCGAAAGACCTGCCCAAGTGAAGAAACACTGGGAGCGGTGCGGGATGAGGAAGGAAAGTTCGGCTGCGGCGAACTCATTCACGCGTCCGCCAAGATTTGCCATTGCTGCGGCTACATTTTCCCACCTAGCGGAGAGGTTAAAATTACGGCGACCGCTGCTGATGTGCCAGTTCTATCGAAAGACAGTGCCAGCGAAAGAGAAGTGACGCGCAGGACGTTTTATTTCCATGAGGCCAAGCCAGGGAAAAAAGACACGGTGAAGGTCAGTTACATGTGCGGCGTGACTGTCATGAATGATTGGCACGGCCCCGGACATACAGGTTTTTTCAAGTCGAAAGCAGATCGTTATTGGGCGCGCCACGGCGGTCTCCGTCCCTTTCCTTCAACTGTCATGGAATGGCTAGAACGCCAGAACGAACTTCGCCCTACAGAGATTATCAAAGTACGTCCCAACGGAAAATATTGGGAGGTTCTAGAGGCCGTACCGGGCGACGGCGCGCCACAAGGCGAGAATGACAACACGCCGGAGGCTGGCAACGACAACGTGCCTACGGCAAACTACGGGCGGGTATCTGCCGGCCTGGCTGAAATATTGGACGACGAGATACCATGGTGATCATAGACAATGATAATTTGCCAGTAGAGGAGTGGCGGCAAGTTCCTTCTATTCTAGAGGTTGAAGCTAGCTCACACGGGCGAATAAGGCGAAAACCTCATACTGGAATAATGCCGCACGGCGGTACCCGTGAGTACAAATCTGAGCCTAGATTTGGAAGCATAACGTCGGCGTCAAAAGATGCTAGGCATTTATACTTCAATGTCCTCTATCGCGGTATTGGTAACGTTAAGGTTCACTTTGCAGTATGTGAAGCTTTCCACGGAACAAATCCAGATGGGAGTAGCGGTGTCCGACACCTCAACGAGAATGGGTTAGACAATCGGCCCACTAACCTTCGGTGGGATTCACAAAAGATCAATCTGAATGATCCCGCGTTCAAGAGTTATCAGCGCCGTCGCGTTTCACCGAAATCCAACTCCAGACTGAGTAAACGTGAAAAGAGATCCGGCATATATGACAGCATCCTGGATATCGGGATGATGATGATGGAAAAAAGGAAAATTCGGGCTGATAACGATAATTTTCCGCCCATTAACGGGATGCGCCGCGAGGCATGTTAATTTACCTACCGCTGCTTATCGCAGCAAAACCAACCACCAAAACACGAGGAGCAATGATGACGGAGAATTACGACCCGTATAACCCGGCGCCTATTGGTCACAATAGACCGCCGCTTACTGTCTACGAGACTGTAAAACAGGAAATCGAAGACCTGTTTGATGAAGCTAAAAATTTCGCGGACGGTGAAGCAATAGACAATCAACAGTTGGCCGACGCGATCACCGAACTGCACGACAAACTGCATGAGGCCGGGAAGCGCGCCGACGAGGCCCGCAAGGACGAAGCGAAGCCACATGACGACGCAAAGGCTGAGATACAGGACCGCTACAACAAGCTGATCGGCAATACGAAGTCAGTCAAAGGAAAAGTCGTTCTTGGCAAGGAAACGTTGCAGGCCTTGCTGACGCCATGGCGCAATAAGCTTGTTGCCGAAAAGGAAGCTGCCGCGCGCGCTGCGCGTGAAGAGGCTGACCGCATTGCGCGTGAAGCGCAGGAGGCCATGCGGGCCAGCGCAGGCAATCTCGAAGAGCGCGAGAAAGCCGAAGAGCTGCTTGCCGAGTCGAAGAAAGCAGACCGATGGGCCAAGCGCGAAGATCGGTCAGCAACCACGGGCACGGGGCTGCGCACTATCTGGCACTGCAAGTTGGAAGATGAAGGCAAGGCACTCGACTGGGCATATGGTCGTGCGCCAGAGCGCTTCAAGGAACTCGTGCAGTCGATGGCCGAAGAAACTGTGCGCGCCGGGATGCGTCAGGTGCCGGGGTTCAAGATCTGGGATGAGCGGGTGGCGCGGTGATGGCGAAGCTAGACCCCGCGGATTACGTGCCGCGCATCAAACGCTTGCGGGAGCAAGGGTTGGGGCTGGACGAGGCAAGGAAACAAGTGGACCGCGAGTACCTTCTGAATGCCATCGACGAAGCACGCAACTTCTATGAACTGCGCGGGGTTATGCGCGCCTGTATGGAGAAGGTGTTGTGAGCAACTACGGCGACCAATTCATGAAGTGTCCGGAGTGCGGCGGCACGGCTGAGGCAGAATGCGTTGACGTCGGCGTCGGCCTTTACATCAGTGAAGAGTACGAATGCCCTTGTGGCTATAACTCGGCGGCTGATGGACGGATGAACGTCGCCACCTACGACGACTGGTTTCCTGATCTAACCCGCCCGATTGCTGCCGTGCAGCAAGGCGGCTGGATAAGTCTCGACGGGTTCGTCGATCCGCCAACTGCTCCGTCGGGATTCACCACTGAAGTGAAGCTCGATTCGTACATGGGCTTTGTGACCGACTACAGGCACGTACCAGCCTAGGTCCGGGCCACGATCAACACCCCGCCAGCCACCAACTGGCGGGTTACCACCACGAAACACGAGGAGATGAGGATGGACGCCTACGCGCGTTTCCTGCAAGGGAAGGCTATTGCCGATCCCGTTACGGGAATGACTGACATTCCAGAACTAAGCCAGACGCTAAAGCCACATCAGCGTGATATCGTGCGGTGGGCTTTGCGCCGTGGTCGCGCTGCGATTTTTGCGGGCACGGGTCTCGGCAAGACATTAATGGAACTGACGTGGGCCGAGCATGTCTCGGACTACACCGGCAAGCCTGTTCTGATCTTCGCGCCACTGGCAGTCGCAGCGCAGCATATTAGAGAAGCTGCCAAGTTCGGTATTCCCGCCCGTATCGTTGCGTCTCAGTCGGACGTTGGGCCAGGCATCAACGTCACCAATTACCAGAAGATGGATCATTTCTCGCTAGAAGAATTTGGCGGCGTTGTGATCGATGAAAGCTCAATCCTAAAGTCCACAGACGGAAAGTATCGCAACCGACTGATTGAGGAATGCGCGGCAATCCCGTTTCGTCTGGCTGCAACTGCTACGCCAGCGCCGAATGATTTCATGGAGCTTGGCAACCACGCGGAGTTTCTGGGCGTCATGTCATATACCGACATGCTGGCCACGTTCTTCATCCACGATGGCGGCGAGACACAGAAATGGCGTCTGAAAGGCCATGCTGAAACCGAGTTTTGGACGTGGATGGCGTCATGGTCTGTGATGCTGCGCAAGCCTTCCGATCTTGGTTATGACAACACCGGATACGATCTGCCGCCGCTGACATATGACCAGCATACGGTGCAGGTGGAATATGCGCCGAGCGTCGAGACAGGGCTATTTTTCCCTATGGAAGCCCGTACGATGCAGGAACGCATTTCGGCGAGGAAAGACAGCGTAGGCGAACGCGTCGCGCTTGCTGCCCGTCTGACGCCAAATGACAGGCCATTTGTATGGTGGTGCAATCTGAATAGCGAGGCTGATACACTTGCAAAGGCTATACCGGGCGCTGTCAACTTGTCTGGATCGGACAAGGACGACGACAAGGAACGCAAGATTGCTGACTTCCTATCCGGCAAGGCGCGAGTGTTAGTGTCCAAGCCTTCGATCTGTGGCTTTGGCCTCAACTTCCAGCACTGCGCTGATACCGGC